TATCGACGTGAGGCTACAGAGCAGGCAAACGCAAGGACAGATTGAGTTAAGGCGTCTTTTTTTACCGTGTGGACATTGCTAGAAATCCACTGCTCAGCATCCCTTAAAGCGCCAACGGGTAACGGTCCAGGGTGCGGCGCCGTAATCACCTCCGGCTTTCTTTGTTCTTTTGGCTTAACATGGTCGCTTAATTTTTGGACATTCTTGCCCGTTATACCGTCAACCATTTTTTGAGACTGCTCATCTAATGGAGACAATTCGCGCTCAATTCCCAATAACTTGGCCGCACTACTAACCGCCGCCGCCATGTTGCCGTTATGTTCTACCTGACAAAAAACGCTGAACGCATCGTGTGAGTGCCCATCCGCCAATGGGTCGCTACCGTGATGACTATACACGCGTGCGGGGTCGCTGTCTGGCAGCATGATAACGCCGGGTATGCCGCTAGTGCTGTTCGGGCACCGCCACCGCTTGCCGGCCTTTTTGTAGCTGTTTGCCTCTAATATATTTCCAGGCTCATAATTTTTATTGAACTGACCTATAACCCCGCCGTTTTCGTTCTCGCCCTTGTAGGCTTTCGGCTTCACTCCGGTTGGTATCCTGCTAGTGTCTTGCTTGGCCCATGGGCAAGCGTCTTTCATGGCGTCTTTTGCTATTTCCCAGTTCTGCCATGCGTTAAGCAGATTAAAAGGAAGATCCGGTAATTTTTCCCAGTCGCCTATCCACTGGTATGGCTTGCCGGTGTCTGGGTGTATAGAGGGCGGTAGAACGTCCTGGGTGTCGCCAGCGCGGAACTCAATCACACATCCTATGTCTGGCCAGCTCAGGGCATGGCGCTTTGCCGGTAGTTCTGGCGGTGCCTTATAGATCAGCTTGGCCCGGTTATCGCGCCCGCTGCTAATCTGTACGCCTTCATCTAGGAGCGCGTCCACATCAACGCCGATTGCTTCTAGTGCCGTTCTTGAGTGTTCCAGGTTGTCTATGTCGATGGTGCAGGTGCCTGACAATCTGTGGATTAGGCCGATATTGTCAATGCACTGCGCAAGGGTAGCGCCTTTTTTCTGCCAGCCAATACCGCTAGGCGCTTTGCTGTTAGGTGGTATGGCGCAAAGCGCCCAGCCTTTTTCTATGTAATTTTTTGCGTTGCCTTCCATTATCTGGCTCCCGCCTCTTTCTGTTCAAGGTAGTCTGAAAGCTTCTTCACCGTGTCATAGCTGGGGTTCTTGCCCTTGCTCATCAATCTATAGATAGCATTGCTGTGGACGTTTGCAGCCTTCGACACGGCCATCAGATTGCTGTCTTCCAGTTTATGCTTTATCTGCTCAAGTGTTAACATTTTTAAACCTCTTGTGATTTTGTTTCAATTCGATGTTGACAATACTAACCGCACACCGTAATCTTTGCAACGTAAACCGAATAACACAACGCAAAGAAGGAAGGAAAAAATGACAGAGCACACTATAGCCCAGCTCGCTAAAGATTGGAGAGAAGCAAAAACCGCAGAAAACACGTCAAGAGATTTTCGGCTAGAAACCGAAGGAAAGATAATTGACTTGGTTGGAATGAAGGCCGAGGGCAGTCAGACCCATGACGCCGGCACGTACAAGATAACGGTAACGTCTAGCATGACAAGAAAACTGGATGAGAAAAAGTGGAAAGAAATAGAGTCAAGCATTCCAGAGGATCTGCGCCCCGTCAATTATAAGCCGTCTATTGACCTTAAAGGCATCCGTTACCTTCAAGAAAATTACCCGGAAACCTACGCAATCGTTGCCAAGGCGCTGACTGTAAAGCCCGCCAAGCCAAGCGTAAAAGTGGAGGACAAATAATCATGGCTTTTGACCTATCAAGCATTCAGCAAGGCGCTGACCCTCGCGCCCCTTTAATTGTTATTCATGGTGCTCCAGAAGCCGGCAAGACAACATTTGCAGCCAGCGCACCAGATGCAATTTTTATCAGGGCAGAAGACGGCTTAGGCATTAACAACGTGCCGACCTTTCCCGTTGTTCAAACCATTGCCGATGTCATGGCCGCTATTGCATCGTTGTATTCAGAGCATCGTTATAAGACTGTTGTAATTGACAGCCTTTCTGCTTTGGAGCCGCTAATCTGGGATCAGGTAGCAAAGGATCAGGGCAAAGATAGCATCGAAGATATTGGATTTGCCAAGGGCTACATCTTTGCGATGGAATACTGGCGGGATCTTGTTAAGGCTGTACTTGGCCTGGCAAAGCGGGGCGTGACTCCTGTTCTGATTGCGCACAGTGACATTGTGAAGTTTGATCCGCCAGACGGCGAACCGTATGACCGTTATCAGATCAAGCTCCACAAGCGGGCGTTTGCTTACCTGTATGAGCAGGCGGACATTATCGGCTTTGCGCACAAGCCGGTATACGTTAAGAAAACTGACAAAGACGACAAGCAAGGGAAGGCAAAAAGCAAAGGCCAGCGATTGCTCAGGGTGTCAGAATCGCCCGCAGTGATTGCAAAAAACCGGTACGCAATGCCGGAAGAGATACCACTAGAATGGCAGGCGCTTGCAGATAGAGTTCCGTTTTATGCACAAAGCACCGAAGTAAACACCGAAACCCAAACCGAAAACGAGGAATAAATCATGCAATTTAACAACTTCAACGCTAACGACATTCCAGAGCAAGACAGCTTCGAGCCAATCCCTGCGGGCTGGTATACGGCCATGATTACTGAATCCGAAGAAAAGCCAACCAAGTCCGGCAACGGCAGTTACTTGCAGCTTCGTCTTGATATTATCAATGGCGAGTTTGAGAACCGGGTGATCTTTGAGCGGCTGAACCTGGACAACCCCAACGAGACAGCCGTGCAGATTGCACAGCGTACACTAGCCAGCATTTGCCGTGCCGTTGGCATCATGCAACCCAAGTCATCGGATGACCTGAAAGACACTCCGTTTATGGTAAAGGTTGGCATTCAGCCAGCATCGGGCAACTACGAGGCAAGCAACAACGTAAAGGGCTATGCTCCGGTTGATGGGGCACAGAAAGCGACTCCTGTAAGCCCTAAGGTGCCAGCATCAAAGCCAGCGGAAGCGCCAAAGGTAAGCAAGAAGCCTTGGGAGTGAGTTAATAATGGGCGGCTTCGGTCGCCCTATCTTTTAAAAGGAAATAAATAATGAACGACACAGCCAGCCAAATATACAAAGCATACGAAGACAACCGCGAACAGCCTCACCGCGCCCACATGGGCGGGAGCCAGATTGGCAACCCCTGTGATCGTGCTTTGTGGTACCAGTTTAGATGGGCATGGCACGCCAAACCGCCAGGTAGAGTATTGCGCTTGTTCGGTAGAGGCCACGAGGAAGAGCCAAAAGTAGTAAACGACCTAAGGTCTATCGGGGCAACTGTTCTGCCGCTTGATCCGGCTAATGGCGAGCAGTGGTATTTCTGGGAACATGGCGGACACTTTGGCCTTTCTTTGGACGGCGTTTTAAAAAACCTTCCAGGTTATGAAGTCTGGATGGCAATGGAGATCAAGACAGCCGGCAAAAAGTCATTCACAAAGCTAACAAAGGCCGACAACGTGGAGGCTTGGAACGCTCAATACTGGGCTCAGATCCACGTCGGTATGCACCTTGCCGGCATTGATAAATGCCTTTATGTGGTTGTTGAAAAAGACAGTGACAGTATATGGACAGAAGCTTATGACGTTGATCATGCCTTGGCAGAACGTATGCTAAAAAAAGCCGGCAAGATTATATACGCCGAAGATCCGCCTGAAAAAATCAGCGAAGATCCCGGCTGGTATCAGTGCAAATTTTGCGATCACTGGCCAGTGTGCCACGGAAACAGAGTGGCAGAAGTTAACGAGCGCACGAATATACACGCAACGCCAATGCCTGACGGCACATGGTCTAACGATAAAGGTGAAACATCAATCAGTGTAAGCGCCCAAAGAAAGGCGCAAGCTTCGCACCTTATGCGTCCTGACTTGGTGCCGTATGCAACTGCCGTTAACAGCGACGGAAAGACATTTATTGAATATGACAACGGAATGATCAACCACATTGACGGAGCCGCAGGCGGGCGCAACTGCTACACCAGCCAAGAGATGCACGCATCAGAAAAACCTCTACCGCTTGATAGTGATGCCGAAGACATACGCCAAAAGTTTGCCGGCAAGGTGGGCAAAAATGAATAAAATTATTCTTCGAGACTACCAAAAAGAAGCGATTGATAGCGTTTGGAAATACTGGTCAAAGACCAAAGGAAACCCGCTTATTGTCGCCCCTTGTGGGGCCGGAAAGTCCTTGATCATTGCCGATCTGATCCGCCAGCTACACCAAGAGCACGGCGCAAGGGTTTTGATTCTCACACACAGAGCTGAGCTTCTCCAGCAGAATGAGGCGGAACTGCAAAAACTATTGCCGGGTGCAAAGACTGGATTTTTTAGCGCAAGCCTGGGACAGAAAGAATACTTTGCGCCCATCACCTTTGCCGGAATACAGACAATAGAAAAGAACCTTCATAATTTTGACCCTTTCGACATCTGTCTGATTGATGAGTGCCACCTGTTGCCAAGAAGCGCCCAGACCCAGTACGGACGCGCCTGTACGCTATTGAAGCAAATGAACCCTAAGTGTCGTTTTGTAGGGCTAACCGCCACACCTTTTCGATTGGACAGCGGCTCACTGCACAAAGGCGAGGGCGCTCTTTTTGACAGCGTAACCTATGATATACCAGTGCAAAAACTGGTTGATAGCGGCTACCTTGTGCCAGTAACAGCAAAGCGTGGCGTAACGGTTGCCGATATGTCAGGGGTAAAAAAACGGGGCGGCGATTTTGTCAGCAAAGAAATGGCCCAGGCTTTTGATGATGTTCTGCAAAGCGCTTGTGATGAAATAATAGAGCGCGGAAAGGGCCGAAAAGCGTGGATGGTCTTTTGTGCTAGCGTTGAGCAGGCCGAAACAACAAAGCAAATAATGATTCAATCAGGAGTAAGTGCAGAGCTAATTATAGGCGACACGCCAAGGGTACAGAGAAAAGATATTATTGACCGATACAAGGCCGGAAGTGTTCGCTGTCTTGTTAATGTTGACGTTCTTACAACAGGGTTTAACGCCCCTATAACAGACCTATTGGCGCTTGTCAGAGCGACTGACAGTACGTCTCTTTATGTTCAGATTGTTGGCCGCGCTATGCGGGCGCATCCAGGTAAAAAAGATGCGCTTCTTCTGGATTTTGGCGGCAATGTTGAACGACACGGGCCTATTGATGACGTGATAATAAAGCAGCCTGGCGGGAGTGGCGACGGTGAAGCGCCGGCAAAGGCTTGCCCAGAGTGTCACAGCATATTGCCGCTGTCTTCACGTCAGTGCCCGGACTGCCTGTATATTTTCCCGCCGCCAAAGCCAAGCTATAACGGCACCGCTTTTGATGGCGCTGTGATGGCAAGCCAGAGAAAGCCGAAGTGGAT